TGCAATATCAATTCTCTTTCTAGGTTGGTTTCTATTAGCATTGAGTACTATGAAAGAATCTTCAAAATCTTCTCTTGGAGGGAAGAATTCCTTTTTTAATTCTTCTCTAGTCTTATCCATTTTGTAAAAAATACTAGTATCCACTCCGTGAGGAACTATCTTGAAGTCAAAAGTTCTTGGAGCTTCTTCCTTAACTACATCATAACCAAACTTAGTATATACAACAGCTTCTTTAACTATATCAAAATGTCTAAACCACTCGGAATCATATCCCTTGGCATCTACCGGAAAGTATGCAACTACTGGAGGAATATTTTCTTTAAATACATTTTTAATTTCCTCTAAATACATAGTAGTTATCCACAGATCATTCAAAATAAAAATTAAATCTACTCCAGCTTTGGAGAATTCTTTAATTCTATTCGTTCCGTAAATATCTCCTTTGTTTTTAGCTGTATATATTTTATGATTGAATGGGTGAGGATCACCATCATAGTTAATGGCTAGATGGAGGATCTCGTATTTATCTTTTGGTAGATATTTAATTATTGAATGTGATACTCTAGAAAAACCTGTTGGAATTACACCGTCTGAAATCCAAAGTACTCTTATTTTATTCATCCTGTCCTTATAATTCTCCTTTTATTTAAAATCTTGTGGTTCTTTCGTATGCATTATTGATATATCCAGGTAGACTTCCCTTTCTAGGAAATGCTAATCTTTTACTTGGAGGGGAGATAAGAGTTTTTAATTCTTCCCAATCAGATCTTAATAGTTCTTGTTTAGCTCTCGATCCTTCTAGGTTAGAATAAGAAATTTCAGCATCTCTCCAAGCTACAGAATTCCATGAGCTGTCTTGTAAACTCCCCTCTTTGATAATAATTGACGCCATTAGGATAATTGGTCTAACATCCGCATCTTCAATTACCGGAGGAGATGGTTGTATAAAGGTTGTGCTTGGGTTTCTATAAACATCCTGAGAAGTAAAGTCCACTAGATATTTAAAATTCCACCAACGTTGTAAACTTCTTACAGATAATAGTAGAGCAGTTAATAGCCAATCGTCTTGATATCTGTAAGTAGCTGAATTTATATCTCCTAGATGTAATCTTAATTCTGGTAACAGTCTGGATAGAAGATATGGAATTTCTCTAACATAAATAGTTAAATCTCTCTCATCTTCTCTTCCGTCATTGGTTGTGATCCTATTAATTAGATCATAGCTTTCTCCGGATGTACCTCCAGAAATCCAAACAGTAGTCCTATTCTCAGTAAAGACTTGATGATCAATTGTTATTCCAGCTGGTGCAATCCAAGTACTGTCTACAATAAAATCACTAGTCTCCATCCAATCAGACCAGTCTATTGTATAATCTAAAAGAGCTTCGGGGTCTTTAGTGAACCAGATCGATGTCATCGGATTAATCCAAAGTTACATCTAGATCGCCAATACCACAAAGTACAGTGTCACCGGCGTTTACAACTTTTTGAGCTACTAATGATCCTCCCCAAAGGAAATTTACTCCAGATTCAGCATCCCAAATACCAGCGTGTGTAATTGTAACAGCGGGCATACTAGTAAAAGACAGTTGAGCCGAGTTTGAAATTATTCCACTAGCTGCAGGCCCCATAGTTATAGCCTTTCTAATGTAACTGCCTCCAACAACCTCATCAGCACCGGTTTCTAAGGGATCGTTTGTATGTAAGCTCATATATACAATAGCTGGCGGCGTATAAGATGTGTTTCTCAACACATGATCTAAAATTTTATCTTCTAAGTAGTCACTAATACTCATTGAATTCTCCTAAACTTTTGTACTCGTTCCGATTTTATGGACAAAAGCTATTCTTTCTTCGCCTATTTTTGTTTCTCTTTCTCCGTGAATATATACTGTTTCGTTGTTATCTTCTGATGTTACTGTTCTTAGGTTATCTTCTAGCTGATAGATTCTTTTATGTGGCTTTATCTTTCTAATTAGGAATGTCAATAAACTTGATATATTACTTATGCTAGCTTCTATTGGTATCAAAAGAATTACAAATTCAATTAAATTTCCCTGGCCCGAAAATTGGGAGATTGTTGGAATTAATTTTATAACATTAGAATCTAGATCACCTAATCCAGATAAAACAGTTCTAATTACTTCTTGTATAATTACATCTGATGATAAACTGCCATCACCAGAAAGAGTTGATGATATAACTACCCCTCTAATTGCTAAGGCAGATAGATCGCCCACTCCTAGCATTTCAGAAGTTACTGAAATGATTTTTATTGGACTCGCAGTAAGATTCCCAATTCCGGATAGAATTGATTGTGCAAAGATATTTTTAATAATATCAAATGTTAAGTTTCCAGTTCCAGATAATATTGAACTAATAACCACATTTACATCAACATCTGATGATAAGCTTCCCTGTCCAGATAGTGAACTGGAAATTATTCTAATTCCATCCACTAATAAAGATAAATTTCCCTGTCCAGAAAGAGTTGAAAATATTGGTATATTTAAAAGTGCGGAATAACTTAAATCTCCAATTCCAGTTAAAGAAGCTGCTACTGCCGTTCCCGAGGATACGGGTATAGAAGCTATGTAAACAGCTCTACGCCCTATAAATAACATTTCTATTCCTCAAAGATAAACTTAGCTCTTACATTAACGTTAGCCGGAGCTGTTAATTCCAAACCCACTCTACCTCCACCTTGAATAATTATTTCTTGCATAAGTGGAAATAGTTTTTCAAATCCTCCCTGAGGATGACATTCAATAATGTCTACAACATCTCCAGCTGTAGGTTCTGCTGATGCAGAGTGTTGAGATGTAGTTAGAATAGTTTCTGCTAGACTTCCATCCATCTTGACAGGAGTTAAAGAGGACATAGTTCCAGCACTAGTTTGTCTCAGTAATCTAACTTGAACTGGTTCGGCATTAGCAGATGTTCCGTCAAAGAAAACCCCCCAACCAGTTAAAACTACTCTATGGTTTGCTGGAGCTATTAATTGAATAACTGTTTTTGCTGTAGCTGCAACTAAAACTACTTCTGCGGTTTGTGCGATTCCATAAAATCTAGCCATAAATTTAAATCCTCAAATGTGGTATAGATGGATAAGAGCTAATTAAGTCCGGCCCTTCCGATGGGGGTAAAAATTTACCTCCTCCTGGTGGTTTAGGGGGCTTGGGCGGTTTGCCTCTAATTACAATATACTCAACCTGGAAGCCAATAGCAGTAACTCTAAAAGCTTGATCGTCAGCATACTCCACTCCAAAACCCTCTTGGGTAACTCTAAAAGCTTGCTCTCCCAAATATTCGGTTTGGACACCAATGTTGGTTGCTCGTTTCTGGTTGTCGATATCCTTATACTCGACCTGAACACCGATATTAGTCGCTCGTTTCTGATTGTCCGAGTCGATGTACTCAGTTTGAGTTCCAATATTAGTAGCTCGTTTAGCCATTAGCGCACCTTGAACCCCACTTGTAAAGCATCCAACTGATCTGTAGTCCAGGCTGCTAGGGTGTTAGGATTTACAGTATGATCAACCCCAATCTTTGGGGTATAGGTTGTTAGAAGGCTAAGATCTCCAGACCAGTATTCGGTGGCTACGGTTTTCAGTCCTACTTGGCACAATCCTCCGGCTGCTACTGTATCTCTAGCCCTGGATTCTGCCCAAACCCGCTGAATAGTTACACCAGAAAGACCACACGGTAATAGATTGTAGAGATCGTAGTCATCTACCACGGTATCTTGTACGTAGTCGGTGTCGGTGTTATGAGGGAGCTCATTCACACACTCCCAATTAGCTCCAGCGGAGGGGGAAAGACCTGTTACATCACCGGCTGAGTCAGGCATTTGTAAAGCTACTTTTCCATCTCCACACCAACCATCATCTACCCCACCTGTCGTATCATTGAGAGCGATATCATCTAGATAGCCCGGTTCTGCAGTACTGCCTGTGGCAGCGACTCCAATAACATCCACGTCGGTCGCTGTTCCCGGTTTTGTGTCACCGGAGAAAGATACGTCAGATATAGCGTCTAGCTTAGTTTCGATAACACCAGCAGCATCGTCTATTTTGACGTGAACCTCTAGCATTACATGAGCGTTTATTGGGAATGGGATCGTTCCAGATGCGACGAGAGTTGTTGTACCTGTATAAAGAGAAAGACAGCCTGTGCCAGTATTGAGCCGGACTGAGCCAAGTTCTGTTGTTCCGTTATACCAAACGAAGAGCCTTGTGCTATTTAAAGGATAGTTATAGACTCCTTTCCAGTAAAATTCTGAAAGAGCTGCTATCGTTTTTGTGATGACAACTGCTGAGCTTAGGGCATTTCTATAAGAGTAAACACCCGATCTTGGAAGAAGATTAGATACTGTCCAGCTTGGGAAAACTGTCCAGAACAACGAATCGGCAAATTCAGCTCCATCTGTAAATACTCTCATAATTTACTCCACTTTGAACCCTACCTGAAGGGCATCCAAATCGGCTATAGTCCAGGGAGAACCCGTTTTAGGATTGATCGTATGATCCCTTCTGATACTGGTAATACTTGTCATTAGATTGTGGCTGTCGTTCCAGTATTCAGTACCGTCTGTTTTCAAGCCAAGCAGGACGGTTTCGGGAGATGCATTCAGCTTTCTAGCTCTGGCTTCTATCCACCCTCGGAGAATAGAAACATTACTCAGGCCACTTGCCTGTAGGTTATATAGGTCGTATTCTCCACTGAGAATACCTTGGTTGTAGGTGGTATCTCCATCATGAGGAACATCATCGATATTCAGATAATTATCTACACTGTTTCCGTCCTGACCTACGAGCTGGGAGACATCTCCATTTGCATTCCCTTTGAGCAGGGCAACTCTACCCTCCCCGCACCAAGAGTTGTCCGCAGCTCCAGTGATGTCATTGAGAGCTAGATCGTCAATGTTCATACCAGACGACACCATAGAGTAGACTCGAAGCATATTGGCAGCGGCATCAGCTCCCGGTTTGCTATCTCCAGCAAAGCTGATATCCGGTATTCCGTCTACCTTAGTTTCAACAATTCCGTTCGGAGCATCACCAATTTTTACATGGACTTCAACCACACAGTGAGCACTTACTGGGATTTGAATTGTTCCCATCGTTGTCAGTGTTGTACCCACATAGTGTTCAAGAAAATGGGTAGTTGTGTTCAGCCGGATCGATCCCAGCTCCGTCGAAGTCGCAAACCAGGCTGGTATTCTAGTTCCCGCTGATGTAGCCCCGTCTCTTTTATACCCTAGCCTGAAATAGAACTCTGATAGAGTGGCAGGGAGAATCTTGTCACTGTATTGAGATCCACTACTGTATCTATATGCCGCCAATCCAGAACGGACATTTGAGCCCACTGTGGTTATGGCAGGCCCGCCTTGCACAAGATTCCAGAACAAAAGATCCTGAAACTCAGCGCCGTCTGTGAATAATCTAGCCATTAATTACTCCTGAAGTTCAGATAATCTTTTTCTAAGACATTCAACAATCTTTTCAGATTTTTCTTGTTCCTCTGCCATAGCAAGTAATCTATAAACGGGAGCTGGGGAAGTCATTTGATTAAGTGCATTTGTTAAAGCCATGTATTTATTATTAAGAATCTTATTTAGTTCTAAATCAGAGAGAGTATTCATTTTCTCTTCTCCGGATATAGGCGCAGTTTCAGGTCTGGTATACTCAACTACATATCCAGCTTTCATATTCTTAACATTTAATCTTTTGAAGAATACATCTTCTTTTTCAGACCAAACATCTACTAAAGAAGACTCTTCATTTTTATTTCCCTTTAACAATTTTCCTTCGGGAGCTCCAGAGAAAGAATTAAGTACCGTTATATATACTTGACCTAAAACGGTCTTTCTATACGTGCGGTACGGTTTACTTGTCTGCATAGCCGAGAAAACTTCTATATCTTGAAGTACCATTCCAAACCTCCTTTTAATTTAAAAAGATGAGAGTTCTATGAATGACTAGCATAGACACTAACAGGCACTCTGCTACCTCTCACTTACAGTAAACAGACTGTATACATCTGTTCAGCAGCCTGGGAGTTAACTTAATCCACCCAATACGTACAAACCTTCGGCTTTCCAGATCATTAGACCAAATCTCTGATAGAATTCCAAGAACCATTGAGGGGGAGTTGGTTTAGGATCACTATATTGTTTTTGTTTAACATCACCATAAGTAATAAACTCACCAACATTCTCACCAATAATTAGAACCTTATCAACAGGAATTAGTGCATTATGACCTGCTGGATTATCCCAAACCTGATTAATAGCTACAAGAGGAGCTCCGTAGTAAGTACCTAGCCAACCCTCTCTCATAACCTGCTCAAGTCTAGAATCAATTCCAACTGTAGTTGGAGTTACAGCAGAGAAATCATCTTTCCAGAAAGCACCGAATTCAGTAACTGGAGTTAGAGCTGATCTAGCACCAACTACAGCTTTTACTCCACCAGTAGTCTGATTGACATAATCAATACCAGCTTTCAAAACGGTAGCATTAATAGCTCCACCAACATTTACGAAGTTGTTAGGAGTATTGACAGCTGTCCAGATTGTAGAAAGAGCTGTAAAGACTTTAGTCTGGTAGTAGTCCCTTAGTTGAGCTAGCATTTCACTTCTAATTTCTTCTACTGTTCCAATATCTCCAGCTTCCATTTCCCACTCATTCCAAGTTACACCAACATCAGCACCGTCTAACATATAGTTAGCTCTGGCCTGTACGGTGATCTCGTCTTTGAGATGGATAGAACCTGGAACTAGAGTTCTAACTCTGGCTTGACTTCTTAGTTTCTTTACTAGGGAGTCGCCCTCTTTTAGAGCTCTAGCATTTAGAAGCATACCAACAAAATCTACAACGATATGATTTGGTTGGATATACTCCACGAACATTTCAGCTAATGCATCTCTTTTCCCTTTATCTTCAGCCAATGACGCAATAGCTTCCTTTAATTTTAATTCATCCATGTTTTTGTGACCTCCTGAATTTTAGTAAAGGATGCGGAAGGTTAGGTTCTGATCTGCATCCAACTCCATAACTTCGGCAAAACTAACAGAGGCTGTGTAGTTAAGTTTACCCGCATCAGCTCCATCGTCAGCTGTATTGAGTACTTCTAGGTAAGCTCCTGCGACTAGATTTGCACTATAAACAAATCCACCGGAAGGAATAGTAAATACACCAGGGCCAAAAGCTAAAGCTAGAGTACCTGATGGGATAGTTAATCCTTCGGTATTGCTTAGTGAGGACAGATAAACAGTAGCGGCAAATGGAACATTCGCAGCTCCGTCAAATCCCCACCGTAAAGAAGTATTAGCTACTGTTGGGTAAGGGTTGTAGATTGGAGGTTGAGTATTATCGACTGCCCAAGTTAAACAAAATCTAGCTTTCGCAGCTTCTGTGGAATCAGCAGGAATTCTTACTCCTGGTAAATCCTCTCTAGAACCATAGTCATGAGTTTCGCTAGAATTAACTAGCAGAACCATTCTACCTTCTACAACATCTTCAACAGTTACCACACCAGTAATATCAGTATACTTGTTGATTTCCATTTTTTACATTCTCCTATTTACGAGAGTTTAGTTCTCTGAGTGCTTTCGCAATCTCTTTGGGATCGGATAAATCTATATCATCGTCTCCTTCAAGATTTGGAATTGTTATTTTCTTTTCAGCCTTCTCTTCTTTTTTAGAAGAAAAAGCTACCAGCTCTTGAAGCATAAAATCTAAAGCTTCTGTTGGCATATTAATTAGATTTTCTCTGTTGGATGCAAAGTACTCATCTTCCTTAGCAATACCAACTTCTTTGAATCTAGCTTTAATTGCATCTAGCTTAGCTTCCTCTGCCTGTACCTTCTCAATAGATGCTTTGTACTCTCTGAGAATATCCAGTTCTGGAAGTAAAACTTCTATTTCTTTAACTTTATTATCTAATTCAACAGTTTTTGCTTCTGCTTTGATTAGATTATCCTGTGCTTCCTGGAGCTGTGTTTTTAAGGTTTCTAGCTCGTCCAAGGTTTTATCCTCCTTATTGTCAGAAGCTACAGCAAAAATGGGAGTTCTACCCTGGTAGGCTGGCATTCCTACTATAGTAGCTGCTCTTAAAGAAGTACCTGAAAGATTTTCAATACCCTCATCATCCATTAAAGAATCTATATAGGAAATTTCCCAACTGACATTCAATGGAATTTTTTCAGCATAAGCTTTCTTAATGAGAGCAACATCTTCTGGTCTTTCTTTAGTCCATAAAGCTGCAATACCTCTGATATCATTTTCTGTTTGTTTCAAGTGTGTGATGACTCCTAGAGGAACAGCCTGGGCATGGCCGTCACCGATAGTTCCTAGTGCCATCTTTAAAGGCGCAAAATATCCAGTTTTTACTAAGTTCGGGAATTCCTCTGTTGGAACTCTTTGCTTATTAGCGTTTGGTTTGTTATCAGTCAGAATAAACTTTAGATAGTTAAACTGTGAGTTAGTAGTAACAGCTGCCTCAGCCTCCATTTCTGAAAGCTCGACCAATTCTAACTGAAATTCTTTTATAATTATTTTTTCATCTTCCATAATAAGCTCCTGGGAATAGAATATATATTCCTCCCCTCATTGTGAGTATAACACATTATGCAACATTTAGTGCATAACTATACTATTTTTGAGGATTTTTCTGATTTTCCTGTGGATTTATCTTGGGTTTGTTACTTGGAGGGGCGGTATTGTTGTTATTTGCTGAAGGAGTAAAGGGTTGTGGATTGAATTCATCTAGTCCGTATTGAGTTAACAATTCTTTTTCATCTGATCTTTGTTTCATTTCCTCTTCTATATCGTATCCAAAAGCTCCTGAGTAGGATTTTCTAGAAAGGTTTCCAGTGTTATACAGTTTAGTTAGACCCTCTACTAGAGTACTGAATTCTGATAGATTCATTTGAGTAAACTTTAGAGTGGTATCTCCACTAAATCCATTCTCTTCAAAAGTAACATCAATAACTCTATTCAAAACTCTTAGTATTCTTTTTCTCATGGCTTCTAGAGTTTTAGTTGGGGCCATTGTAGCAAACTCTGGATTAGAAGTTCCGGTTTTTGTTACCTCTCCAGTAATTAATATTTTAGGAAATCCTAGAGCTATCATGATATCTTCATTAACTTCTTTGTATTTATTTTCATTTAGAAGAGCTTCTACTGGAGGAAATATCCAGTCGATCTGTAGAGTGTGGTTAGCGAATAGTTGGAAGATTCTTTCTATATCTTTTTGGGAAGTTAATCTCCAATACATTTGATCTTTAATAGCTTGGAACTGTTCGTCTTGATCTTCTGTTACTGGAAACTCATCATTACCCAATCTAAATAGCTGGATAGCTCCGATAACTCTAGCGGCAATAGAGTAATCCATTCTTCTTAGATTTCTCTTGTGCTTTAATGGTTCTAAAGCTGCGTATAAATAAGGAGTAGGGTAGGGAGAATCTGATATAGGCCTGTTCCTGAAGATCAAACTGTCGTCCTCTATTAGAATATATTCTTGTTTTTCTTCTACTTTTAATATAAATTCTGGATAGTAAGCTTTTAATTTAGCATATAATTCTGGATCTTTTGTTCCGTCTGCATACGTTCCTTTACCTAAAATAAATTGGATTAGTTTCTCTGGAACTTTAACATAGTAGGACGGTTTATCCATTACCATTGTATAGTTTATTTTTATAGATGTTGGATCACGAACCCACATAGCTACAGGCATAACTAGAGTTTCAAACTTCTTGATGCTCATTTCTTTTAATTGATCTCTAGTTACGTTAGCATATTTTATTTCGGGAACTACTAATCCTGACACCAAAAATTCTAATGCCATAGTTTCAGCAAAGTCGTGAAGTTCTGGAAGTAACCCCTCTACAACTTTCTTGGCATTAGATGTTAAATCTTTACTATCAAAAACTAAATCATTAATCCCAATATCTATACTTTTATTAATAACGGATGAAACAATACTGTCGTGTCTATAAAAGAATCTACATGCATCTACTATTTTAGCAAATGTATTTAAATCCTTTACTTCCATTTTATCTACTTCTGTAGTAGACCACGGATTACCCGCAGATGGAAGAACGCTGGTAAACATTTGTGCTTGAGCTAACTTTCTTGGTTCTGTCATAGTGTTTTACCTCATGTGATCCATCTAGGGGCTGCTAGCTTTTTAACTCTCTTTTTATAGTTTGTAAAATCTTTTTCCAAATAATAAGCTAAAGATGCACAAAGTAAAGAAGATGTAAAGTGATCTTCTCCTCTCTTGCCTCCTCTAGGAGTTAGAGTCTTATAGGATATCTCTCCTGATGGACTTTTTGTATATGTCATTCTTTCCAGCTCCGAAATTAACTCCATATCTGTAGAAGTATAAACTATTCTGTGGCTATTAGAGTATTCTTGTAGAACTGAAACCGAGAATGGTCGTACTCTTGTCTTTAATTCTTTTCCATCTTGATCCACACCGTGATCAATAAATGCGGAAAAGTTAATAGGTATAATTCTTTTAGCATAATTTTTGTGCAGGTATTCGTCTGCTTCTTGCATTCTTTGAATTACTGCAATACCAGACGAACCTTGATCAATAGCTATAATGCTTGGATCAAACTTAGAATCCAGGTAGTCAATAATTTTATCCTGTAGATTGTAGGATACTTTATTTAGCTGAACCCTTCCATGAAACTTTAATCTTCCATTAATATCTTCATACATAATAGTTATGGCTGTCGGATCTGTGTATCCTAAATCTACTCCAAATAAAACTATTCCCTTTCTTTCATTTCCCATTAATGGAAACATAGCTAATTTTGGAATATAATTAGCTATATTATCTTTTAGTTCAATACCATTGATAATAAGTTTATAAGTTCTGTAATTAGATATTTCAAATAAATTCCTATCGAATAGGGCATAAACAGGAGCTCCGTGTTTACCTAGAACTAAGTGAATATAATCCTCAGAGTCTTCTCCTCCGTACTGTTCAATAGCATGTTGATGATCACTTTCCATAAACCTAGGATTATCAAAAGCTGTAGCTCTATGTTTAGTGTAGGATGGATCTTCTTGATCTGCCGTAAATAAAACATTCTTTTCTCTAACTCCGGTGGGAACTCCAGAAACTATTTGCCTGTGTCCTTCAGTAAATGTATTTAGAATTGGTTGTAATTCTACCCAAGTACCCCAAGGATAGTACCCAGCTTCGTCAAGTAAAACTACAGGAGTATGTAAGCCGATTACATTAGCTCCTGTTCCAGTCATACCGGCAATTCTACAAGTAAGAGCTGCGTTATTTGTTAAGTTAATTTCAAAAACTGAACTATTAAACCCCCCACCCGTGGGGATGAACATTTTTAATAGAGAATTTGATCTGAAGCTTCTTTGTAGATTCTGCCAAACAGGTTGTAAGTGAGCTCTGTTTGGAACTGTGTACACAATATAATCTCTGCCATACACATTAAAAATAAGCATCCATATGATCAAAGATGAAAGGGATACAGTCTTTCCTACAGCTCTAGCTGTTGTAACACTAACATGATCATGAAAATCGCATAGGATTTCTTTTTGGTATAATGTAAATTCAAAAGGTTCTTCCCACGAAGTCTTATCTAAGTTGTATATAAATTCTGTACATAATGCAGGATTTCTTAATATCTCGTATAGTTGTAAATCTTCTTGAGAGATTTTGGGTTTAATCATCTCCAACCACTCCTCTTACCAACAAAATATAAAATCTCCCCCGTTAGAATATACTTGGCCCCGGCTTGAACACAATCATCTATAAAAAACCAATCCTCACAAGAACCTGGAATAAACTGGATATTATTATCCCGAACTAAAGAAGTTCTCACAGCTACAGACATTCCTATATGACAGTATTGTGGAACTTTCATTCCTGGTGATGGTTGAGTATTTCCAGAGTTAACATCTCTATATGTGAAGTTAATTAAATCATAATTAGCTTTAGCATAATGAAATATTCTATCTACATAAGTTTTATCTACATAATCATCATCATCTAAAAAGGCAATCCAATCGGTATCTACAAATGGAAATGCATAGTTTCTTACTATTCCAGGCCCTTGACCTAACGGTTTATCAAATCTATATGCAGATACTTTTTCATCCGTACTTATGGTAATGTCGTGATTATCGAATACCACAATAGCTTTCCAGTTAGGATTAGTTTGATCCCTTAAGCTTCCTAAAGCCTGATGAATAGAATATCTTCCTAAGGTGGGGATCAGAAAAGTTACTTCCATGTACAATTAACTAAAATAAATATAGTAGTGAGTTTCATTTTATCATCCTATCTTTAAATCTTTGAATAAACATTGGATTTGAATCCATTATAACCCCCTGGATATCACTGAAGTCTTTTCTTTGTCCAGCTAGCAGTGGAATCGGAATATAAACATTATAATTTGGAATTACATCGTTAGTATAAGTAACATCATTATGTGTGATAGTTTTGTCAGAATTAATATCAATAAGTAGATCGAATAAATTAGATCTCACACAATAAGCATGGGTGGAAAACCCTCCATTAATTTTAGCTACATGATCTGAAACTCTGTAGGCTTCGTACATATCCATATTAATTCCAAGATAGAATATATCCCAATCTTCAGGGAGTTCGATTAGGAATTGATTTAAATTTTCTAATACTTCTTGGGGATTTAATAGCCATTCAATATCATCCTCAAAGATTAATACATTATTAAAACCCCTAGACTTAATCAGACATTGAGCGTGAGCTAAATGATTTCCTATACAAGCATTTCTATGCTTATCTTCAAATCCATCGTAGATTATTCCTGGTTGTCTTTCTGCTATAACTCCCACTTTGTTTAATTCCCCCTTACAAGCTTCTAATCTGTCTATTCTTTTGTCTAAATTGATATAAAATATTTTATCGAAAAAGTTGAATCCTTTCATAGATGGTATTTATCTCGTCACTAAAAGCTTTAGTATATATCTCTGTATCATTAAAATATTGATCAATTGCTGGAAAATTTCTGCTCAGTCTTGTATCCTTGCTAAGTTCATGAGTCTCTACTATGACTATTTTGGGAAGATAAAATCTAATATTAAATCCTTTAAGTACATCCAACTCATTTCCTTCTGTATCTATAGATATAACGTCTGGCATGTATCCTTCACCAAATTCACCTATAATAGAATTTAATGTTCTCATAGAAGATTTAATAAATCTATCTTTATTCAGTAATCCATGACTCCACTCTATTTGATTATATAGTTCTAGACTTTCTAGACTTGTCGTGGTAAGAGTACCGCCCGTATATAGAGTAACATTTTCTTTATTCTCATCTCCAATAGCATATTTAATTGTAGTTACTTTTGGATTATTTTTATATCTTTGATTACACAGGTCAAACAAATCTGGATTAGGTTCTATAAAGATTCCTCTCCATCCATCTTCTGCTAATCCCCAACAGTTACTAAAAACATATCCATCAAAAGCTCCAATATCTATAAAAAAACATTTTCTATTTTCAAAAACTCTGTTATAAATTCCAAGTAATTCTGGTATCTGACAACTAGGAGATATTTGCATTTATTTCTTCCTTATATTTTATTAATTCTGAGCTATAAACTTTATCATAGTATTCGAGCATTTCAATATCTGTAGGCCCGTCTATTCCATATCTTTCTGCCAGTATAGACAAAATGCTCTGTTCCCATCTATGTCCTCTAAAGAGAGGTAAATTATCTAACCCGCAGATATTAGATTCTTCAGTAATATTAGATGGGTTTTCACAGTATTGCTGATACTCTCTCAAGAATTTTCCACCAAACTCAGACGGTCTAATGCCAAATAGTACAGACCATCTTTGTTTACCTGACCAATATAAACTTGAGTCTGCATCCATGTTTACAAAAGTATCTCTTTTAGTCCATTCATCGTTAAAGTAATGATCATGTTTAACTAAGAACAAGTGCTCTTTATTTATCCAATAATCAAACTTTTCTGCAAATCCATATATATCTTTAAATCTTATATTACTATCACAATATAGTATAACTCTATTTGGATAACGAAATCTTGCATCTAATATTATAAATGGTTTCCATAGAAAATATCCGAAGTATTTTTTATACTTGAAAATATCCTGATGAGCGTGGTAGTATAGAGTTTGTTCTAGATAACTGGAAGTCCATTTAATATGTTTGTGAAACTTATTTCCATACAAGGAATCAAATTCTTCTTGATATTCTTTGTGAATTGGAGTTCCAGAAAATGTAACTACTATGGTATCTTTAAGCATTGGACAGTCTTTTCTTTATTTCTGTGGTGCTAATTATTTCTGTGTAAGGAATATATATTAAAGCTATATGGTTTTTTCTTAGCCACTCTTCTGTGAGACTCATTTGCTTTAGATAATCTTTATTTAACCAATCACTTCCTATAATTATCACATCAGGTTCAACAGTTAATATAGCTGGTTTGGAATCTTCTCCTCCAATATTACGGATAACCTCATCTACATATTCCACAGTTTCTAAAAGTTTTTTTCTTTCATCAAAATTAAATACCGGCATCTTTCCTTTAAATTGTTCAATAAATTCATCTGTATTTAGAGAGACTATTAAATAACTGTCTGGAAAGTATTCCTTGCATTGTCGCAAAAAGTTAATATGACCTGCATGTAAAATATCGAAAGTTGCACCTGTATAAATTATCAATGTGATTCCTCCCAATCCTTCTGAAGTCCTTCCATAATTTCATCCGCTGTCGGTTCAAATATTGAAGTTCCTCTATAATCTTTTTCTCTACGAAAACACATTAAGGTTTCACGAAACCACCACCCAATACTAGGGTATTCGGAGGCTGAGTTTCTAAGTTCCTTTGTATCTTTTTTGCTGTATTTGAATCCTCTTTCTTTCATTTCATGGATTATATACTGATTCGACTTTGGATTTACATGCCCATCTCCACCAAATCCAGGAATAGACCAACTTAAAACTATTCCGTAATCAGCTAAATAGGCCAGATTATCTAGAAAGATTTGCTCATATTCTTCTGGTATATGCTCTCCAACTTCTAAACACAATACCCAATCATAGATTCCCAAAGACTTAGCGTCTTGAGTAAAGTCAAAAACTTTAAAATTATCTCCGGCTATTTGTGGAGTATTTGGATTTCCATCATACCCCTTACAAAATAATTCACTTCTATTGGTTAATTTTTTAGTATAGTATCCAGTACCACAACCAACATCTGCTATATATACACTAGAATCATTATAATCCAGGATAAAATTAAAGTATTCTCTTGTAAAAAATTCTATCAAACCTTGAGCTAGATTAGGATCAATCCCATGACCTTCTTCTGTATCGTTCTCCCAAAAACCCCTAGGATTTATTTTCAAGAGGCCTCCAATATAGTACATTACCATTATCTAATGAACAGTACCAATGATTAAGCCACCAACACAATCTAGATATCTCTCCACTATTCAACATAACTTCATAATATACACCTCCAGGATTAGTAGGATCATCTGACTTTGGTGGAGTTATTTCATCGAACTTTATCCAATCTCTGTCACTATTTTGACCTACTTTTAATATTTTTTCCAGTGATTTCATTAACTTTTCAGCAAATTCTCTAGTCATATGTAAGTTAGAACTTCTACCATCTTTAACAAATTCTACATAAATCTCGTTATTAAATTCATGTGCATACATATTTTCTGACACATTACTCTCCATTAAATTTTATCCAACCTTCTCCGATCCAATATTCTGTGTTACTAATTTCTACCATCCCCGATTACCCCTCATTTTTATTTCGGACAGATCGGAATTAATTTTTAAAAGTAAATCTTTTATTTCTTTTAATATTGCTAATGTTTTAGAATCCTCAACAAATTCAGCTCCTTGGATCTTTACGCATGAATGATAAATTCCAAAAGGAACAAATTGATTACACTGTGGACAAGTATACCCTCCTCCAGAATTGGTTAACATATTATCTCCTTTCTATATCTTATAAAAAGTTATTAATTTGAATGTAGTATATTTACACTTTCTCATATGATCTTCCCATTTCCAGTAAGATATAGGGATGATTCCATATTCTTTACATTTCTTTTCATAATACCTATATCTAATAGGAAATAACCATTTTATAAATTCTAATTTATCTTTGAATAGGTATTCAAACAGATTCATAAAATTGTCCACTCTGGTAAAATTCTATCTTCTACTGTATCTTCAATAGTAACCCAAACATCTGGTGCTACTATATTTGGATCATCCCACTTATTTAGATAAGCTGCCCACCAGCTAAAGGAGCTGTTAGATATAATCATATTCTTAAAAGAAGATAAATAAAATAAATCATTGATATCACGATACGGATCTATAAAGTGAAAATCTAAATCTGGAAATTCATCTGGTAGAGTATCTATACACCAACTAATGTCATCTGAAAAAATATTAAAAGTTTTATCTCCAAAAAATTCAAAAGCTTTGTGATAATATCCATCTTCCCACAGATTAACATGAACATGCTGTAAATCTATATAGTCTCCCCTGCGGATATGCACAGCTACTTTATTATGATTAGCCGGAACTATTTCTACTTTAGGTTCAAAGAAGAATTTAATTAAATCTCTATGCTGATCAAAATACTTCCAGCTTTGGAAGTAACCAGATAGATTATAATCACCTATGGATGATATGATATACTCTCTATATCTAGTACCTTTTTCTATGATTGGGATGAAGAAATATTTTTGGGATAAATTTTCATCTTGTGACACAGGATTCTTAAAGAAATCACTATAAGGCCAAACAGGGAAGCAAATACTATGCCCATTTTCAACTCCTAGTCCGATAGTACTAGCTATCTGGAACATTTGATTTCCCAATCTTCCGTATTTACCTAAATCTAAAAAGGTTAACATTTTTCCCATGCCTCTCTTTTTACTTTGATAAATTCCTCGTCTAGCTCCCACCAGCTGAGGGGATTGCCAGAATTGAACGGTGTAGTATAGAATTTACTAATGGCTGAATCTTGATGAGCTCCCCACTTAGACCAAAAGTACCTTTGATTTAAACCAAAGCTGAAGGCATTGGCTTGATTACATAGAGTATTTCTTCTAATTGTAGCTGAACCGTAATGCTCAAGTTTAGTTTGATCTCCTATATCTCCTATATTAATTCCTGACATTTTAGCTCTGATCCAATAATCGTTATCCTCGAAATAAGCGGGAAAGAAATTTTCATCAAACATTCCAACTTTTTCAACACACTCTACAGTTAAACCAAAACAATTGAATCCTTGATCTTTAGTTGTAGCAAAGATATAATTACCGTCCTCAAATTCTCTAATCCATTCTTCTAAGAAATCTTCTTTGAACTCTGTGTCTGATCCTACTATGATTACTGCATTATGTCCACTAGCCATAGAATTTAAGATTATTCTATTCCAAACAGTAGCACAACCTATGTGCTCTCTATAGGAGATTACATTAACATCTTCTCGGACATTAGTACCGTTAACTCTATTAAATCTGTCAAATACAACTAGTCTATCTATCCAAGTAGGCCAGCTATTGACACAAGTTTGTAGAAGATCGAAGTTGCTAAAAGCTGCTGTTCCTAAAAGATATTTATTCTTCACTGTCAAAAGCCTTTATCCACACGTCTAAGGCATCCATAGCTTTTAATTCTGAAACTACAGTATTAGAATATTCTCCGGACGTAGCAAAAGAAAGTACTCTTACAGCACACCAGAGTACTAATCTTTCTGGCAATATCCAAGCTAACCACATATAAAACCTTTCCGTAAGTTTTTTCATCTTATGGCCTCCGGCATAATCCCTGCTTTATTTGTACCAACTTCTATTAAACTTTTAGATGTTACTTTAGTTATATTATTACAAATCTCGCCACTATCTAGTTCTCTGTGACAAGTTAAAGTTATTGTATTGTTTTCCTCTGGATAAAGAAACCAAATTGTAGCCAGTAACATATTACATTTATCACAAAATATATATGACATTTTCTGTTCGTAAAATTCTTTAGCCTGTCCTTTTAGTTTTTCTATGTAAGCCTGGATAGAATCTTCTCTGTCTCCTTTTCTTGTCTTTCTAGTAATGTTTAAATCGTTTTGTAATTTAGAAATATCCGATCTTAGATCTGAAGCTGCTCTACCGAGCTTCTCTATGATAGTGATATTATTTAAACTAGTTTTCTTTCTTTCTGTAAAGATGAGAAGTTCTAATTCGTCTAAAGCAATTACAGCCTGGGCTAAAGCTCTAAGAGTGAATAGATCGTTAATCTTCATATCAGATAGATCATAATCATTCTCAAAAGATTTAATTCTGTTAGCAATTAAATTTTCAAAAGTTTCTACATCCAGTTCTGCTAGATGCTCAGATATAACTATGTCTAATTCTTCATCATCCAAGTCTTTATACTGTGGGAGATTTTTTAGACTTGTTTTATTGTATCCAGTTTTCTGTCTAGGCATTATCTGTAAACATCTCCAACATTGAAAATTTTTCTAGAAAGTCTTTCCAACCAAAAACTCTATAAGGCCAGTCCCAATTTTGATTCCAAGGTTGATCAAATAAGACTCCCATCCAGGGATAAGCTTTAATTGTATGTAGATTATCATCAATTAGCATATCAGTTCTAACTAAGGATTTATCAGAAGCTTCTATGTAGTCTATAAAATCTCCACCATTCTTATAAGTTGATCCATTAAAAAATCCATGCTCTTTTAACCAAAGATACTTTCTACCAGAACATTCTATAGGTGTGGTTGTAATAAATACAACTCTATGTCCCAAGTTTCTTAGTGTTAGTACTCCATCCAGAGCTCCCTCAATTACTGGAACCTCATCATAAAGTGTATAATCTTTTAGATAGTCATACATCTTTAAACCACATTCAGGTTTTAAATCCAAATGAAAATCCCATCTTTTAATTTGTTCTCTGGTGAAGTTATCGTTATAATCTCTATTATACCAAGCTAACCAAACACGATCTAAATCAGCTAATACTGAATCTACATCCACACCTATAATCATTTTCTTTCCTCTGTTAATGCTGAACAATGAATATTAATTAAACCAACAATTAATTCAGCTGTTTCTTGTGCTAGAGTATCATCTCCCTTCGGAGCTCCATTAAGAGAGATTATGGCGACTCTATCTCCCGCTGAGTTTACTAAAACGTAACGTCCTCGCCTGTCCCAAGAATGTTCATTCCTTATTTCAATACGCCAGGGGAATTTAAATTTATTCATCTAATCTCCAATCCTCAAAATTTTCTCTAATCCAAGCTACCACGGCACGACTAGCTACTTTTAACCAGGGATAAGGTTCTTCCGCTTCGTAATAATTAAAATAGTACTCATCAAATCTATCAAAAATTCTTTCTTCCAGTTCTTCTATTGGAAGTTTTCTCCATGCATCTCCCCAATGTTTTTCATCTTCATCTAACTGATCTGCCAGAGCTGCCATAAATTGATCTAAATAATCTATTACTCTTTTCCTAGCCATTCTATTCTCCTATTGTAAAACTAAGCATAATCCAAAAGTGGCTATCACCCCAAAAAGAAATAAAGAAATAATAATTACAAATGCTTCGACCATTGATCCACTTATAATACCAAGAGGGATTGCAAAAATTCCAATTAATATCAAAGCCCCCAATATCTTTTTAAATATGTAAAATATTATTTCTTTAGATATCACATTTACTCCAAAAACAATTCAAACAAGTATTACATCTACCCTCTATTATTAGTTCTTCACCACAAATAGGACAGGGGTTTCTAACTTCATCATTGTTATTTTTTTGTATTTTATCTTCTTCTCTCACTATGAGTATATCATATTTTGTTATTTCTGGTGCATAATTAATCATTTTCTGTCTCCGCACTAAAGTAAACTAAATTAGGTTGAACCCATTTTTCTATTGGGTTTAGTATTACACCACCAAACATATTATAGGGAAGTTCAATTTTTACTTCTACTATTACTTTATATTGAGATGTATCTACAAAATTTTCTAGTAGAGTTTTGATAGTATCTTTGTGCATGTATGCATGGTTAGGATACTTTCCAAACTTTTTAAAGTACTCTCCTCTTCCTTCTTCAAAGCTATTGACTAGTGTTTTCATATCCAGTTGCCAACACCAGCCGATCATTTTATAAACTTTCCCTGATATTTCGATAAACTTTTCCATAGTGTCTCCGTAATTAATTTATCATCCTTAGTAGCTATAAATTGAATTAGTCTGTTAATATCTTCTTGTAGCATGGGTACTAAAATTAAGTTATGTGAATCCCTACAGACATCTGCTTTAGTAGGATCAGGATAAACTTTATTACACCAACTACACTTATATCTTCCGTCTGATAATTTATGCGCCATTATGCAAGGTGATCTCCAATTCCAGTTTAGCTCCTCTAAGTATAGCACTATCTTCAGGCCTTAGTATAATATGCTGTGATTCAAATAAAACTTCATCATCTTTATCTACTAGTTGCATACTTATTTCAGATGTATGATCATTAGATGTGTGTAAAGTAACTCGGACATATCCCTTAGGCACAGTATATATTAATTGTTTAAGCATTTCCAATTCTAGGTATCCTCTCCATGTGAGTATAGTATTCTGTGAGCTTTAGTATAGCATACATCGTCAAATATGCTATAATCCAAACAGAAGATTGATTGAAAGCTTTTCTCCAATTCTTCCTCCAAAGAAGAATTTGAATAGCGAAAAACATAATTATTCCAGATAGTCCTAACCAAAAATAAGTCTTATACAGTAAGTCTGTTGGTATATTCACTCTTGACAGTACCTCCTTTCTATGCTACAGTTCTCATTATGAGTATAACATATCTTACCATTTTTAAGCAAGAATACATTAAGGTAACATTAGAAGAACATTAAAGGAAGATTAGAGTTTCCAAAATCGTGCTTAAATTCCTAGTTTTCTGTTATACTCATAATGAAGGATAGAAGCTAAAAGTTTAACATGTTGTCTATCTATTGATAGCTGGAAGTTGAATAACTGGTTTCTTAGATTGAGCTTCTTATCCTTTACTTAAAAACTATAAAACTCAGATGACAGGTGAAAAGACTAGCGAGTACTACTGCTCTTTAGAGCTTAGGAAAGTACGGAGTAATCCGTTATGCCTGGACTGTACTAGTTATGGAGTGTGGCACTAGAGTAAAACTAGACCTGAGTCATCTCGCTCTTAGAGCGAGTGGTGCTACAAAGAGCTACCCACAGCACGTTCTATTAAATTAGATGGTTATAGCTCAAACAATAAATACAAAGTTTAAAATAGTTTTCTTTGTTATAATGATTAAGAGATCAGCTGAAAAAAATATTTCTAGCTGAGGAGTCTTGATATAAAATTTTTTATAAAAGAAAGGATAATAAATGAATTTTACTTTGATAGAGAATCAAAGCTATATAGTAAATTTTCAAAATGATCTGATCTTAACGGATATTATTAGCTTAGATACAGAAACTACTTCTCTAGATGAGTTAGAAGCTGTAGTTAGATTATTACAAGTAAAAATAAATAATAAAATTTATATATTTGATCTTAAGAAATTGGGATATAGATACTTAGAATATATTATCAGTTTAATATCTGATACAAATAAACTAATAATTATTCAAAATGCTAGATATGATTTACAAGTTATAAAAAATAATACTAATATCATGCTTAAAAATGTGCATGATACAATGATAGCTGAAGTAATGATTCTTAATGGAATAGGAAGAAGATACTTCAGCTTGCTTTATCTAGTGGATAAATACTGTAATATTACTATAGATAAATCTGAACAAGAATCTTTTGTTGATAATTTAGAAGATGATTTTACTTTGGAACAGTTAGAGTATGCAGCTAATGATGTAGAATACCTAGAGGAAATTTATCACAAACAATTAGATTTAATTAAAGAATCTAAACAGTTGGAAGCTTATCAAATTGATATGGAGTTTATTCCTGTAGTATCGGATATGATGTTAAATGGGATTTTATTAGACTCAAGTAAATGGTTAGATTTAGATACCCAATCTGCTAAGAAATATGAAGATGTTAGAAAAGAAGTACTGGATTACTTTATCAAGAACATAGATTGGAAGAAGTTTAATAACCTAGCTGAGATTGTTGAAAGAATTGAGATTAGAAAAGATGTTGATGGTGTATCTTTAACAACTAAAAAGTCCAAGGTTGCTATGAATATGCTTACAGATCCAAGTGCTTTTCTTACCTTTATCGAAAGAAATATAAATTTAAATTCTCCTCAACAGTTAAAGAATTTATTGAACATGGTTGGAATTGAAGCTGAAGCTACAAATAAAAAAGTACTCAAAGAACTTAAAGATAAGTTTCCCATTCTAGTTTCTGCTATAGAAATGGGAATGTATGATAAAAAAGATACATCTTATGGTACTAAATTCTTAGAACATATCCATCCTAAGACTGGAAGAATACACTCAGATATTCATCCATTCGGAGCTCTATCTGGAAGGACTAGTAGTAAAGAACCTAATATGCAAAATATTCCTAGAGAAAGTGATTATAGGGAATGTTTCGTAGCTCCAAAAGGAAAAAAGATAATTGTGGTGGATTATAATCAACAAGAGTATAGATTAGCTGGAGATATCTCTGGTGACGAAGTAATTATTGAAGCTTATGCTAATGGTGTGGATATGCATACATCCACAGCAACTACAGTTACTCGTAAGAGTATTGCAGAGATTGTGAAGGAAGAAAGAAATCTAGCTAAGTCAGTAAATTTTGCAATCTTGTATGGTTCTACAGAATGGGGATTGTCCTACAATCTAGGAATTCCGATTGAAGAAGCCAGATCCATGCTAGAATCTGTAAGAGAAGGTTATCCAACTCTTACTCCCTTTATGAATAGATTTCAGGATACTGTTCTTGATAAAGGTTATTCAGTTACTCTTACAGGAAGAAGAAGATACTTTAGAACCAAAGGATTGTATATTGACAAGTGGGAATATAGAAAAGAAATCAGAGCTATTCGAAGAGAGGGATTTAATCATCTTATTCAGGGTAGTGGTGCTGATATGCTGAAGATGGCTTGTAATTATATTTATTATAATAATCCATTTGGTGATAAACTAAAGTTAATTTTAATAGTACATGATGAAATTGTCGCTGAAGTTGGTAATGAGATTGCAGAAGGGGCTTTAGATTTTATCATTGGATGTATGCTAAATGCAGAATCAAGATTTCTAAAAAGTATTTCTCCTGCTGTAGATGGGGATATAAGTGATCGATGGATTAAAAAATAAAGGAGGTATGTATGAACAGGGATGATATTCCAGTCTGTGTAGTTAAAAGTAAACGAACGGGAGAGTTAGTTCCCTTCACATTAGGAATGTGGAATGATGTAATAGTTACAAACATTAAAGAATATAATCTAGATGATTTAATTGTGACTGTTGAACGACTTGGAAGCCTGGGTGAAGAACCAGACGAAAGATTCTTTGTAGTGATGAAATGAAACAAAATTTAGTAATTGATGCTAGTGATGTTAAAGGTTTAATCCGTAAAATGCAAGAAGCACTCATTTGGTGCGGAGGTTCAAATGATTTTTCTCCGGAAGGAAAAGCATATAAAGGTTGGTTAAAAATTGTACTACCAGTCCTTGATTCTATGGAAGATTGGGAGAAACTGGAGGATCAGATGTCAAATAGAACATGGTTAGAAGAATTGTTGGCTAGCTTCTGGCAGTGGTTAGCATACAGGTTGCCACACGACCTAGTTTACTATGTTGTCGTTCGTGCTGGAGAAAACGCAATAGCTGGTGAGTGGAGCAACGAGCAAACTCCAACGATCAGAGACATACTCATCTGTTGGCACACTAGAAAATACCTAAAAAGGAATAAAAAGTAAAATGACGGATACTTTAGTAGATAAAATATCTAAGAAGTTTCCAAGTCTAATTATTTTATCCGATTCTACCAGTGTAGAATCTATATCTACTGGATCATTTTCTTTAGATGTTTCTACAGGAATTGGTGGAATTCCTAAAGGGAAAGTTACTACAATCTTTGGGCCTTATAGTTCTGGTAAAACTTCTCTATGTTTAGAGATAGCTAGAAATGCAATCGCTAACGGGGAAAGGGTAGCTTATATTGATGTAGAGAATAGTTTGGAGTATGATCGAGCTGAAAAGATTGTTGGTGATACAAGTGGTTTACTGATTGTACAACCAGAAACAGCTGAGGATGCTCTCAATTTAGCAGAAGATTTTATTCATGGAGATAAAGAATTAGGTTTAGAATCGGGTTACTTTGATGTTATTATTGTTGATTCTGTAGCTGCCTTAGCTCCAGAGATTGAAAAGAAAAAGAAATTAGAGGATAGAAACATAGCTCTAACTGCTGGAATTCTTACATCATTCTTTAGAAGAAATATGTATGGAATTATGAATAGTAATGTAGCATTAATTTTTGTCAATCAAGTCAGAGCTAAGATTGGTAGTTATCACGGAGGATACGATTATCCAGGAGGGTATGCACTTAAACATTATTCATCTGTAGTAATATTGCTAACAGTTGGAGAGAAATATACAGTAGGAGAAGAAATAACTGGAGTTCAATGCAAGTATGTAATCAATAAGAATAAACTAGCCCCTCCCTATAGATCTGGTTCTTTTCCATTGATGTTTGATTCCGGAATAGATACCTACAGAGATGCAATAGAATTTGCTAAGAGACTGGGAGTTGTCAAAGCTAGAGGAGCTTATATGTATTTTGGTGAAGAGAAGCTAGGGATGGGTATGATCAAATCTATGAATTATATAAGAGATAATCCGGAAGTACTTGACAAGATTAGAGAAGCATGTTATAATATAGCTAATCGTTACACTAGAATTCAACCAGATAATGATGAAATCTTGGAAGGAGATGTTGAATGAAATATATTTTACTAATTGCATATTTTATATTGGCGGGATTATTTTCTATACTCGTCTTTCAACAATTTGGAGTATTTTTAGGTATACTTTCTTTACTAGCTCTTGGAATTGTTGGGACTTATATGACTAGCATTTTTCCTAAGGAGTAAATTATGCAAAGGTCTGTTACAACGGAAAGGGTTTTCAAACTAAGTGAATTCAATACTCTAAGAGTTTCAGAATCATTAAGTGAGATTCCAGATAGGCTTCTGGAGAAGGAGGATTTTATATCGCAGGTAAAACTATTACAGCTTCTAGAATTGGAGAGAACATATAGACGATACTTAATACTAAAAGGACAATTAGATCAAATGGATTTAGAAGAATCATTAGCGTTATTAGACGCAAATAGAAATTCAACAATGGAAAAAATCAAACAAATGATCAAGGAGGATTAGAAAATGCCATTTCATGTTAGCGAAAAGAAAGAAGCTAAAAACTTCAAGAAAACTCAATTTATGGATTTACCGGCTGGACAGCATGTGGTTAGAGTCTTAAACTCTGATTATGTTGAATACGATCAGCATTGGATCGGTGGTGGTATTCTTTGTTTGGGGGAAGATGAGTGCCCTCAATGCCAGCACAACAGAAAGATTCTAGCTCAGGTAAATGGAGATTTCAACGCAGCTAAGAAAGTAAACGGATTTAACTGGAGACAAACTAGAGGAGCTGTAAATGTATTGGACAGAACTAATACTAAAATCTGTCCCAAGTGCGGTAAGGAAAATAAGTCAGTGAATAGCATGTTCTCTGCTGTATGTCCTGAATGTGGTACGATATTGACAGAAGTTCCAGTCCAACCACTCAACCAAGTTAAAGTATTTTCAAGAGCTAAAAGTGTATTTGATGCTATTACTAATTTAGAATTAACTACACTTGATGCAAATAAAGAACCTTTAGGAATTAATAACTTTGATCTAAATCTTCATGTAGTAGGCAATACAACCCTACCCTTACCTGGAGATGGAAGAGATAAAGTAGAAGTTCCAGATGATGCTCTATTTGATTTGGATAATGTTGTATTAAGACTCTCCGCTGATGAGATGGAAAAAAGAATGCGAGGAGTGTCTGTAAGAGATATTTTCGCAGCTAGAAATATCATGATGGATGAACCAGAAGTAGCAGAATCAAAACTAACCGTAGAAGAAGTAGAAAAGAAAATAGATGAATTGTTTGCATAAGAAATATTGGGTCGTGGCTAAGTAGAGGGTGGCAGCTCTAACAATCTTAGCTGGTTTAGAATGGAAGTACACTGTACTTCAGCGGCTCGATAATCTGTCTAGAGTCTGGTAAGGAAAGTAAAAGGAGAATGGGAGGCCTAGTCGGTTGTGGGAAATATTGGTAAAGCCGTAGCCAGATACCCCACCTGCCAGACTGCTGTAGATAGTGATGTGGAATCCGCTAGTTGGTAGGGAGTCATGACCCATAAATTGCCCACATCAGACTGGATACTAACCAACTTGGGAGTACAGGGTTCAAATCCCACCTATCTACTTGGAGAGAGCGTAACAGGCGTACTGAAGTTGTATGACGGAAAAGGCAAACGAACCGAGGCATACGTAAAGGTGCTTACTATAAAGAAATGGGCGTAAATCCCTGCCTCTCTAGATGATATAAAGGAGAAAACTTGGAAGAATCTGTTATCTACGGTTTTGAAAATACACTAAAGGAATCTAAGAAACCTCAATTTGCTCTAGCTAAATTTCTATATGTGTCCTTAAATATTACAGATAAGGTATCTACAAAAGATATAGGAATTTTTGGGAGACTTATTAGATTGTATGGAAGAGTAGAAACATTTAATGGATTACTTGTAGTTTTGGGATACCCAAACTTAACAGTAGATAATTATCCACAATTACTTAATGGCATGTTAATAAGAATGTCTAAAGAGAAAAAACAGGAGACAGTGTATGAGGATTTGGCAAATACGGAATATGGAAAAAGGATACTAGCCAACTATGAGTGAAAACTTATTTGATTCTAGTATCTATGCTGAAAATAATTTATTAAGTATTTTAATAAAACATCCTGAGAAATATTTTGAAATTTCTTTTCTGAAACCAGAAATGCTTAGCTCTGTGCCTAATAGAGATATATTTAGAGCTATTATTGATTATCATAGAAGTGATACCACACCAACTTATGATTTACTTAAAAGTTATCCATATTATTTTTCTAAAGATAGAGGACAAATAGATCCTAAGGAACAAATAGATTACTTATGGGGAATGAATGCAGATCCTAATTCGTTTCCTGCTTACGAAAACATTGTAGTAAACGGTTTTAAAGCCAGAACATTAATAACAATTACATCAGATATTTATAATAAAGTAACTTCGACTCCCAAGATAGATGAATTAATTGCTGGTTTTAGGAATGAGTTGGATAGATTATCTGAGAATTTGGGAAGTGAAAGTGTTGTTCCAATGTCGTCTATTGTTCCTAAAATACTAGACGAGATCAAATATAGAGCAGAACATAAAGGTGTTATCAGAGGAATTACTACTGGATATAAACAACTAGATGCTTTTACTTCTGGAATAAATAGAAGTAACTTATGGATTATTTGTGGTAGGCCTGGGCAGGGAAAAACAGCAAGTGTTTGCAATCTTATTGTTAATCAAGCTAGAGCAGGATATAAACCTTTAGTATTTTCTCTAGAGATGAGTAAGCAAGAATTAGGAGAAAGATTAGTAGCAATTGAATCTGGTGTATCTTTATTTGTAGGAATTAGATCTGGAATTTTATTAGAACATGAGATGGAAAGAATTATAAAATCCCTAGATACTATTAAAGAATATCCTATTTATTTAGATACTAAATTTACTCCATCAATAGATTATATAGAAAATACGATTAGAAAATATAAACGACAGTATGATGTAGATATTGTATATATAGATTATATACAGATTTTGGCAGAAAGGGATTCCAATTCTACACACGAATTGGGAAAATTTTCTAGAAGATTAAAGCTTCTAGCTGTTGAATTAGATATTGCAATAGTTATAGTTTCACAGCTAAACAGGCTTGTGGAGATTAGAGATGATAAGCATCCAATTCTATCCGATCTAAGACAGTCCGGAAATTTAGAGGAAGATGCCGATGTTGTTATTGGATTGTATAGAGAAAAGTATTATGTAAAGAATTCCAAATCAGATGAAATAGAACATATAATTATGAAACAGAGGAATGGGCCAACCGGAACACTTATGTTGATATTCAACGAGGAGACAAATAGAATTTCAGATATAATGTCGGGTATTCCATTATATCTATCTAAGGATAAACATGAACAAACAAAAAATCAAGGGAAGCAATTGGGAAAGAGAGTTAGTGAACCTGCTCAACAAGAAGTTGCAGAAGGCTAACTTCAAAAGAATTCCAGCATCAGGAGCTATGGGAACACTTTTAGGAGAACCAGCTTTGACTTCAGATGTAAAAGGAAAGGTAGAAGGAATTAGTCAAAACTTTAGGATAGAAGCTAAAGTAGGGTATGGAGGATCTAAACAACTAACTCTTAAGAAAGAGTGGTTAGATAAGATTGCAGATGAGGCAGCTATGACTTATGATATTCCCTTATTGATGTGTAGGTTTTCAGGATCAAGATCAGGAGTTGAAAATTTTGCTGTTATGGACTTAGAAGTATTAGTTGATTTACTTAATTTAATCACAGCTATGTCTATGGAATTAAATGAACTCTACGGAAAGGAGAAATAAAATGAGTACTGTAAGACCACCAGATTTTGAAGAAATGACTAAATTAGCATCTAAGATTGGACAACTAACTTTAGAAAAGCTATCTTTAGATAATGAAATATCAGCAAAAGAAGCTGCAAGTATTGTAACAGCGATAGCTATGTCAGGAGATAAGAAGCCCCCATCTATGGAATACTTAAAGCTTACAGTTAAGTATACTGGAATAAATGGAGAGATTCTTCCACTCCGTTCTAGACTTGTTCAAGTTACATCTAGCTTGGAGGAAGCCAAGTTAACTTTTCAAGTTTATAGAGATATAGTTTCTATTTATCAAACTGAATCATCCAATAAGAGAGCTGGTTTATTATAGTGGATGATATTTTATTGTCAGCATCTAATATAAAGGATTTCATAGCTTGTGATGCTAAGTGGTATTACAGAAGGTATCATTCAGATGAATCTATATCTACACCTGAAATGATCTTAGGTAAGGTAATCCATGCAGCTATAGAAAAGTTTTGGGATAATCTTCCCGCTGGACTAGAATACTTACAGGACGAATACAGGCTGTTTGATTTTGATATTAGTTTAGCAGAGAGAATGTTAGATAATTATTTTAATAGCTTTAGATCCATGCTATCTCCGGGGGATGAAATTGAAAAGTATTTCTCCATCCCTCTTTATGGAAAGAATGTGAAACTGGTTGGTAAAATAGACAGAATAGTTTCCGGAACACTGATTCTAGACTGGAAAACATCAAAAAGTTTTCCCAAAAATCTTAGTTATGATCCACAATTTATTCTATACAGATATGCGTTTAAGTATCTTTATGGAAATCCACCATCAGATATATTTTATGTGTCTTTAAATGATTCAAAACTATTTAGATTTGATTACAAAAAAGATGCAGAGGATATTTTATTAACTCATATTTTACCAACCATGATTTCTAGAATTAGATCTAAGAAATTTCCTCCCGTTGGACTTTATAAAAATATATGTGGTGGTTGTGTATTTAAGAATATATGCTGGAATAATCTAGGAATAGGAAAGGAGATGTTATGAGCTGGTATGTAAGGACTCTATTATTAAGTGCGTCTAGTATATCCAATTCTGAACCAAGTCAAGTAGTAGATTCAAAGGAAGCCGGGACAGTTGTTCAAGACATTGTAGGAAATGATATACTTACTGTGTTTGAGCTTCTCAAATTACCAGTAGTTATATCTTTAGATTTATCTTTTGAAATGGACGATATAACATACCATGAGTTTGATCTTGAGGACAATGATTATACCAATCTTCTCCTCCTGTGCAAAAAGATAAAGGACTTGTACTTATCTGGTAACATATCTAAATATGAAGTTTCCTTGATTTCTAAATTAATGGATGGAGAAACTTTTACCTCTATAGCAAATGATTTTGGTAAGAAAGACATTAGGCCTTTAAAAAAGGATTTTGAAGAAGTATGTAATAAACTTGCTTTCGCTTTAGGAGGAGGCTATACTGATGATGGTTATATAAATTATATGGTAGAAAAGTATAATCTTACTTCAGAGCAGTCCCAAACTTTATTACAATTCATGGAGAAAGATCGGAGATAATGAATGATATATAAAAAAGAGAATGTGCAATTAAGATGTATTCATCGTCACACGTTAGCAGAGCATCCCCAATGTTTCCTAAAAGGATTAGTAAAGTATGAGTTTAAGGATGATAGAGAATGGGAAAAACTTACTGGACTTCCGTGGTATAATTTCCCTGGATATAAAATGGGATATTTTGATATAGAGGTTGATAATCTAAATGCAGATTTTGGTACAGTTTTATCTTGGTGTATAAAAGAGAGAGACGGTCAGATTATTAGTGATATTATTACAAAGGAGGACTTATTCAACGGAGAACAGGATAAACGAATAGTTAATAGTTTTGTAGAAACTTTAAAGCAATTTGATATCGTAATGGGATACTATTCAGATAACTTTGATATGCCTTATATGAGGGCTAAAGCTATGCACTTTGATATACCTTTTCCTGATTATGGAGATTTATATCATTGGGATCTATATTGGACTGTAAGATCAAAGTTAAAGATATCTAGAAAAAGTTTAGATTCCGCCTGTGGTTATTTGAATATAGCTGGTAAAACACATATAGACAAAGAAGCATGGAGACACGCTAAATATGGTGATGTAAAATCTCTGGAGGAAGTATTGGATCATAACAAATGGGATGTAATTATTTTGGAAAAATTACATAATAAATTATCAGCTACAAGAAGATGGACTAGAAAATCAGTATAGGAAAGGAGATTTGAAATGGAGCTATATGCATTAATTGTTAAAGGCGACAAATGTAAATGGGTATTTGATGTGTGGGTCGATCCTCAGTACATAAATGAATGGAGACTAGATGGGCTAGAAATTTATAAAAGTGAAGGGCCTTACTTAAAATCTGAAGATGATATTCTCCCTTCTGGTTATCCTATCGAGGATATAGCGTAATGAAAACATCTGAATATCCGGGACAGGAATATAAGTCAATGGTTGAGGTAACTAATCTAGGTGACTATTGGGAAGTAGTCCAAGTTGTTATTCATCGAAGATCATTAGATTTAATCAATTGGGAAGAGAAAGAATCTAAGTTTAGCTTCACTGGTTCTACAGTAGAGGAGGCTATGTTAGAAGCTATGCTTACTTTAGATCAATATTTAACTTCTATTAAATTTGATTTGTTTCTAACAGAAGATAATAAAGAAATAACTCTATGACTATAATCAGAACTGATAAAAGACTCAGACCTCGCAGTAAATCAGACTACTATCCAACTCCTTCGGAAGCAGCTAGAGCAGCTTTGAATCTAATTGATATGGATAAAGTGGCGTATGTACTTGATCCTGGAGCTGGTAATGGAGTTTGGGGAACTGAATTAAAGAAAATAAACAAGTATGCCTATCTTTATGGAGTAGAGATACAAAATCTTGTACCATTAAAGAGTGTTTATGACAGTTGGGATACTGTGGATTTTCTATCTTGGAATAACAGATTCTTTACCTTTGATCTTATTATGGGAAACCCACCCTACTCCTTAGCAGAAGAGTTTGTAAGACATAGTTATTCTATGTTGGGCAAAAGAGGAAAGATTTTATTTCTTCTTAGGTTGGCGTTTTTAGAGGGACAAGCTAGAGGAGCTGGACTATGGAAAGAACTTCCTCTCAAGAAAGTTTGGGCATTGAGTCGCAGACCTTCATTTTTAGGAGATGAAAATAGCAGAGCTACTGACGATAATGCATATGGCATTTATCTGTGGGAAAAAGGATACAAAGGTAAACCTGCTATAGATTGGTTAATGTGGAACTATGACTGATAATGATAAAATCATTGTATCTAGAATACCTAATTTAAATGTTATTATTGTTAAATTAGCCCCGAAAAGTAGATATTTTATATCCACTTCTGATAGTTTTATCATTAGTGTGCCTAATTTTTCTGGACTGATTAAGTACTTAGTGAAGAATGATTTTATTAGTATAAAGGTTTTAGAAGGTATCGTATCAGAATTAAGAGATTAGGAAAGGAGTTTTCATGTTAGATTCATTTACTATTGAAATGGATAAGTTTGATGCAGAAACAGCAGTAAAAGCATTAACTGAAGAGTGGGGAAATCTGTATACAAAGTGTGTAGTAGTTCTTATCAGTGGGAAAGCCGGGGTTGGTAAAACTACTTCTGCTAGAATTTTACAGAAATACTGTATAAACTCTGGAATTAATTCTGGAATATTTTCTTTCGCCATAGGATTAAAGGATGCAGCTCGTGAATGTTTTATGTGGAATGGTAATAAAGATTTTAGAGGTAGAAAATTATTACAGGATATTGGTAAGGTTGGTAGAGAATATGATTCACTTATTTGGGTTAAATACATGGAACAGAATATTCTCGCTGTAAATTTAGGAAGTTTACCTAGTTTTATATTCATAGATGATTGGAGATTTCCAAATGAATCTGAATACTTTCTCCAAGACGATTTGTATTCAGTTAGGAGGTTGAAAATTGTAGCTCCAAATAGAGAAACTTTGAAAGGAACAAAAGAATATTTTGATGAATCAGAAATAGCATTAGATGAATATAAAGATTTTGATTTGATCATAGACAATACAGGGTCTATGGAAACATTAGAAGAAGTGTTAATCAATTTTATAGAAAAGGAGGTATAAAATGTCTGCTGAGTCTTTGTCTCTAATTGCGGGAACAGTTTTATCTTTAGCTTTTTCCTATATTCCAGGACTAAATGCTAAGTTTGCAGTTCTCAGTTCTACTGCTAAAAGATTAGTTTTACTTGCTCTTTTAGCTTTATCAGCTGGAGCTGTTTACGGGTTATCTTGTCTTGGTTGGGGAGCTGCTTGGGGTATTGCTTTAGTATGTGATCAAGCTGGATTACAGTCACTACTAGAAAATCTGTTGCTTGCAGTTATCGCAAGTCAGGGTGTGTATTCTATCAGCCCCGAAGTTAGATCAGTTGCAGCTGCTAAAGCTGCTAGATAATTAAATAATTAAATAGTGGAGGGGTGATTAAATCACCCCTCCCAGGAAGGATTATAAAAATGGACAGACTTGCAGGAGTACTAGCTATAATTTTAGGAGCTGTTATAGTGGCTACTGGAGTTGTAGAGGGAATTGCTACAGCAAATGATGGAAACACTTTTGTAAATTTAGTACCACATGCAATTTTAGTTGCATCTGGAATAATAGTTATAGCTGTGGGACTATACGCTCTAGGAGGAAGGTAATAGGACGTTAATGTAACTCTCATCTAATGTTAACGTGATTCTAACATAGAGGACATATAATAGTACTATGGATACAAAATTGCTAACCCCCGAAGAATTTGAGCAGGAAATGATAAAATTGTGTGATAGATTATCACATGATCCGGAAGCTGTTCATATACAAATTGATGAACTGATGACTGATACTCTAAGATTATTAGGATATACAAAAGGAATAGAAGTATTAGACAGTGTAGAAATGTGGTATGTATAATGTTTACTTATGAAGATCTGTTTGAAGATGATAGTTATGTTTGTGATTGGATGACCGACTCCGAGAAGCTGAAAAATTTAGATTTCCAAACTGCCATTTTAGATCTTAAAGCAGTAAAGGAAGGAGCTGAGTGTGATTTTGATGTAGACAGCATTACTTCTAGGATATGCGAACATTTCGGAAAAAGTATTGAAGAACTTTGGTTACAGGAAGCTATAGTATGAGATACAAATGTCCTACTTGTAGGTCTTGTCTATATTACTATTATGTAGAAGGAGTCCTATATTTGTTCTGCGATCTATGCATAAAATACTATAGAGTTGTACCAGTACAGCAATTAGTAATTACAGAAGATGAGAATATTATTAATGAAATCAATGAGCAGAAAAAAGAAAGGGATGCAATTCCTTGGTAAATGATATGGAGGATTTTCTGAATGTTGGATATTTCAAAATGGCAAGACAGGCCTCTCAGTACAGCGATCACAGAGTCAAGGTTGGTGCAGTATTGTGCAATAAAAGACCAATTGGATTTGCCTCTAATAGAGTTAGAACACATCCACTTTATGCAAACCCACATAATTCTATACGTGGATCAATCCACGCAGAAATCAGAGCAGTACTTAATAGCAATAAAGAAGATTTATCCAGATGCACTATGTTTATATATAGAGGGCTAAAGAACGGTAAACCCGCCATGGCTAAACCTTGTCCTCATTGTTTAGAATTTCTAAGAAGTAGAGGACTCAAAAGAATTTATTATACAGTTGATTCATTTCCATATTACAGAAAGGAAGATTTATAGTGTGTGAACACAATCTAGAATTTGGAAAGAAGTATTTGTTGAAGAAAGAGCAGTTAAACTTTTCTTGTGATGATTGTGGATGCAATTTAAGTGGAAGAGATCTCGCTGTTATGTATCAAGGTGACTATGAATCTGAATATGGTTTAATCCATCTATGTAATTTATTAAATCCGTTTCCATGCTTCGGATGTGGTAGAATAGTAATAGCTTTTAATTGGTATTGTAGTGGAGTTTCTTTACCATCAATATTTATTAAAGAAAATGTAGAGGTTGATATTAAGTAGAAAGTGTCAAATATAAATAAAGCAATTAAAAGAGATCGAAAGATAAATAAAAGACGCTATGGTATGCGTAGAGATGGTGATAGTGTTAAAGTAATTCAAAAGCAACAGCAGAAGAGAAGAGATAAAGCTATTGCTAAGGGAAGAAAAACAAAAGAAGAATTCATAGAAAGAATTACTAAGGAAAGCTACTCAGGTAAAAAGGAGGAAACAGAATGATATTATTGGGAATAATGTTATGGATATTTATTGGAGTAACTATAACTACTACACTTATGCCAACTCCAAGTTTTATAGAATTTGTTTATAGTTCAATACTATGGCCTATAACTTTAGTCGGAGTTATTAAGTTAATTATAAAAGATAGACCTAAATGAAATTATATAAAGTCTTAGCTATTAATAATTATCTTCACACTCCAGCGTATACTTTTGAGCATACTTTTGTAGTAGCTGGAAACGAAGACAGGGCAATAGAATTAGCTATGGAATACTGGCACGATATTACTATGACATTAAGCATCGATAAAACTTGGAATATAGATGATCTAAAGAAGGAGTTAGTGCTGGCATAGCTCAATCTGGTAGAGTAGGCGTTTTGTAAACGTCAGGTTGTAGGTTCAATTCCTACTGTCAGCCCACAGGCCAGTAGCACAACGGTTAGTGCATCACTCTTATAAGGTGCAGGTTAGAGGTTCGAATCCTTTCTGGTCTACTGATAGATATCCTACCTAGAGTAGTGGACTAACTTGTACAGTGGTATCCGAAATAAGCTCGGATGTTAATAAACAAAATTGTACGGTATCTATCAGACTCCTGTAGTTTAACAGGTAAAACAAATGGCCGTTAACCATTGAAATTCAGGTTCGAATCCTGATGGGAGTGTGAAGTTCAGGCTCAGGGAATACCACCAACTGGACTAGAGATAATGAACATGGGACTAAATTATCTCAATTAATAAAACCCCTGAAATCATTTACTAAGTAGACGGGGGGAGCGATTTCAGAAATATGCCTGCATGATGTAATGGTAGCGTCTCTGGCCTCCAACCAGATCGTCACAGTTCGAACCTGTGTGTAGGCTCACGGAGGTTGGGAAAGTCTGGTAATCCGCTTGTTTTGGGAACAAGAGAACGTAGGTTCAAATCCTACACTTCCGACTGAACCCTTGTAGCTTAATGGATAAAGCGGTGGCCTTCTAAGCCAAAGAGTGTAGGTTCGAGTCCTATCAAGGGTGCTAGGAAAGGAGAAAATATAATGAGTGCTTTAGATATAGATAGTAATTCAGAAAATAGTACAAGATTTGGATGGTTACTAATAATATTGTTACTAGTTGGAGCTGTAATAACTTTCTTTATTAGTTATTCAAAGACCGAAACTAGTGGTTGGGAAGCTGCGGAAGTCAGAAATTGTATTGGACGTAATCCAACTATGATTGTACAAATAGACAGAGATAGATTTAATCGCTACTGCCAAATGGATGATGAGACTGTAGGAGTACAAACATTAGAGCGAGACGAGAAAGGTAACTATAGCGAGCTCAGAGCTAGGATTGAGCATAGCTTGAGAGATTTTAATACAGTCAAAATTAATGTATGGAAAAATGGTTGGAAGATTTTAGATAGACTACCTTAGGAGAGCATATGCAATTACTACACGGTAATATGTGGAACTGGAGAGAAGGAATTAGAGTAGTTACTGGTAATTCCTTTCTTAGAAAAGACGGAGCTCTTGTGATGGGAAGGGGAGCAGCTAATCAGCTGTGTGTTCAAGTACCAGGAATAAATCTTTTATTCGGAAAAGAGATAAACAGAATCTGTGGACATTTGGGAAAGTATGGATTAATCATGCTCAATTATCCATACGATTATGGTATCTTCCAGGTTAAATATCACTTCAAGGATAAAGCCGATT